TACCTCCTACTATTTTTTTTTCTGTTTTATCATAATTTGTAGAAGTACGCAAATGACCAAAAATCATTTCTGGAATCCATATCTTATGCTCAGGATGTTCGGCAACGTCTATACCATTACCATCATTAATCATAGTAATTTCGCCATCGTCGCTAATTGATACATCTATGTAAGATACTGGGATTGTATTGATTTGATTATTTTTTATACTTTGCATCATTCTAATGACATGGTCACGACAATTCACGATTCCTTCATCAAACAACTTGAATAACCCTGGAATGTATTTTATATTTTTTTCTTTTATTTTATTATTTTCATTATCATATATCCAGGTGTCAGATTCAACTTCTTCGATAGACCCGATATACGTATCTGGGTTATCTAGAATATGTTGTTTGTCTGTTTTTTGCTGGTATTTAGTTGCTAGTTTGCTTTGTTCTGTTTTACTTGATGACATGATTATAGTATATATTAATGGTTATCATATGTATCTAAATAATTTCATTTTTTTATTTTTTTTGATAAAAATGTATATTCTGTTTCTTGGTTACTTAGTTACTTTATATTCCATTTTTTGTGTTATATAGGATAATTAACATATGATAATTAACATAGGATAATTAACATAGAATAACATATAAATAAATATTGGATTTTATTTATATTTAGCATTTATATATGTCTACATTTTGTTGTAAAAATATAGTGCGAAGAACATTCAATAATGTAGCGCAACTTATCGAACCACAACCACAAAATTGGAAAATTATACGAAGTTCTCAAACCACATATGCGAATATATCGAATCATACGCGTAAAGCTAGACGTTTATATTTGAGTGGGAGTTCACAATATTCCCGACCAGTTACTAGGTTTAATAGAGGAAGCATACACTTTGGTAATAGTTATTTAGGTAAACCTGTATCTCTTAATTATCTAGGACGCGCGGAAGGAATGCCTGGCGGTAGTGGCACATCTCCAGGAAACAGATATTAGAGATATTTAATTATTACTAAATTGTAAAAATATTTTCTAACCTATTTTTATAATGGCTCATAATCACGCAAAAACTGTTGGATCTCGTGCCGAAGTATGGCATGGAACCGCACATCACACATCAGGGGGACTTACTAAAAAGTGTTTAGTTAAAAACAAGCACGGAAGAATCGTTTCCAAAAAAAAGCATGAAACCGCCAAGAAGGATAGACGTCTTGCCAAAGCAGGATATGGAACCAAGAAGGGTGTCTTCGGATACGTTAAAAAGAATGGTACAATGAGCAAGAAACACAAGAAAAGTATGAAGAAAAGAGGAAAGATGGGAAAAAAGAGAGGTGGTACTATGGCCGCACACCATGTCAAAACACAGGCATTAGCTCATCACAGTCTAAATGGCGGTGGATTAAGTCATCATCTCCGTGCTCAGGGCGCTGCCGCTCAGGCAGCATATGGACAAAATGGAGGCATGAACCATGCAGGTGCAGCTAGGTATTCACGTATAGAAGGTATGGGTGGTATGGGTAGTATTCTGAGTGGTAAAGAATCTATGTATGCTACACGTTAAGTTATATTCAAATTTATATAAGTATAAAAATACTATTTATATAAATACAATTAAATCTCTCTGTAAAATTATTCATATATTTTCAATACTATACAGAAATTTGACCTCGATGAATTTATCATAGACAATATTATCCGAATACATATAATACAAATATTTTGAAAAATATCGCTTACTTACTATCATTTTGGTATCTGTTTTTCTAGTATATTCGTAATAATAGTTATACACGTCATCGAATGGTACTATTTCATAATCATATGTTTCCAAACTAGATTTAATATATTCAAACGACTCTCTTATATCATTTATTTTGTCCCATAATACACAACTTATATTTAGCAGATATTTGTCTTCCACAATTTCAACAGTATTGTAGTAATGAGAAATTATTTTAAGTATTGTATTTTCGCTTATATTACAACCACTTATTTTGTGTTCACTATTATGTTTCAACCATGATTTAAAAAGAACACAAATCTCATCTATTTCCAATTCATTATCAAAATTACTAATAGGGTCTACTGCTGTTTCACTATTCGTAATATTCTTATCCCAGAAATTTAGGAACTCGCGCTGTAGCGGTATAAACTGACTTGCTATACCGTAAAACAAATCCTTTTCCTTATCATATTCATACTTATCTATAAGATGTGATTTTAAGGTTTGCAAATACATCATATTAGGATATTGTTTGTCATTCAAAAATTGTTTCCAAACAAAGTGCAAGTTTTTCCAATCAATACTCATGACACCAAGCTCAGAGTTCTGTTCTTGAATATAATTACCACAAAATTCATCTACAATTTCTATTGATGTATGGTCCTTCACATAGTTTATATATTTTTTATGATCGTCGTCCATCTGCTTCTCAACATACCTGTCTGAGTTATCATACCTTTTTGAATAATGCACAGCCACACATATCAAGTTTAACCCTATCTTCTTGATTGCGTCTTTCCATAATTCTCTTGACACATTCTCGTTCATTTTAATTAACCGACAGTTTTCATACAAATGGCTTTCATGATATTTCGTTACAAAATTACTCGTAACACCGTTAAACCCGATTGATATATCCGATATATTGTCAAGGGCACTCATTATTTTCTTCATCTCGGTATTCATCAAAAATATAAGATGTCCGTTCTTTTTCAAAATATTGTCGCCTAATACCGTTAAAAAATATTTGGTGTATCGCTTATTTTCAAAAAAGGTAGGACACAAAGTATTCAGTACACTCTGTATGGTATCTGAGTCGGGAATAGAATTGAACAAACTTTTCCCCTCCTTAATCAATTTCAATATATGTATTTTAGTTTTTTGTTTCCAATCCAACAGAACTCGGTCTTTCGATATAGTAGACAATAAATTATGTATTATGTCATCCTCACGTACAATTTGGTAATTAATTCCGTCGTATTTATAAAATAAGTTCGGACCACATAGATAAAAATACAAATTTTTTTGCAAAAACACCTGAATAAATGTTTCTTGTTCCTTACTCAAAAAATTGGCTCTATCTATACGCCTTTCATGATTTCTGTGTTCATATTCCAACGTATTTGGCAAATTGTGAGTAATATGACTATGTATTCTATTTAACATATATGTATCATTTTTGTATTTATCTATCATCTTATCTAACGATTCAATACATTCTAATTTGTGGTGTTCATCCATTTAATTATTATATATACTAGGTTTTGTTTAATATATTATTATTGTTATTATTGTTATTTGTTTGTTATTTGTTTGTTATTTGTTTGTTATTTATGTGAAGTTACAAAATAATATCAATATATAATAACTATAATATGGACGTTATTTTTGGGAATAAAACAAAAGGAGCAAAAGGGAAAAAAAGATAAAATTAAACAGCAAAAGATGCTCAACAAATCAAGAAAATTATACAAAAAGGGTATTTACTATACACGTAAACCAGTCAAGTCATACCAATCTAAAAAATCAAAGCATGTTATTAATGCCATGAAGATGTATAATATCAACAATATAAGTCCTAATGACAAATTAGCGAAAGCGACTGGATGCAGTAAATCTAGTTTAGAAAAAATAGTCAATAAAGGTGAAGGCGCGTATTATTCTTCGGGTTCGAGACCAAACCAAACACCACAATCCTGGGGTATAGCACGTATGGCTAGTGCAATAACCGCTGGTAAAGCAGCCATAATCGATTATGCTATATTGAAAGAAGGATGCAAAAAAAATAGCAAAGCAATTAGATTGGCAAAAAAAGCATTTAGTAAATATGGAAAAACTCAGAAAAAATAAAAAATAAGTAAATAATATGGAGAACAGTAAAACGAATGGCATAAATGTCACAACTGATATACGTATACCCCAACTAGGATTCATTATCTCCAGACATGTAAGAGATAGTAGAACCAACTATTACTGGAATCTTGCTGTGCAAAGTATCAGACGGTTCTATCCAATTGCCCCTATAATGGTTATTGATGATAATAGTATAACACAGTATGTAAGCAAGTTTGCAGATTACAAAAACGTAACCGAAGTATACACAGGTATAAATGAAAAAGGCAGAGGTGAATTATTGCCTTATTTGTATTTTATAAAGAACCATTTCTGCGAAAACGCAGTCATTATTCATGATAGTGTTTTTATACAAAGACATATTAATTTTTATTATTTAATAAGCAAAAACGTGAAGGTTATCCCTTTGTGGCATTTCAACTCCGACAAAGAATACATACCACTACGGTTGAATATATCATCTCATCTGAAACAAGGAGGATCATTATTAAAAGATTTAGGTATCGAACATAATAATATGGTATTAAACAATAGTTGGTATGGTTGTTTTGGCGTACAAAGTTTCATTAATAGGGAGTTTTTGGTTTCATTAGAACACAAATATGGTATTAGTAGATTAAAACCATTTATTAGACAACGAGTCGATAGAATGTGTTTAGAAAGGATAATAGGATATTTATTTTCGAAAGAATATACTATTAATGATGGTAATGGTATACGTGCGTCATTATTTGGAAACATAATGACTTATTGTAAATGGGGATACACACTAAAGGATTATTTTAACGATGTACAAAATAAGAAAATTACATTACCTATAATAAAAGTATGGACTGGTAGATAACTCAGCATAGATTAGTCTAAAATTGTGGATTATCGGTAAACACAGGCGTAACGCTGTTGGATACTTCTTGTAAAGGTGATACTTGTTGAATAACAAAATAACCACAAATTACACTAAAATACACCAGCAACGTTTCCTTAACCAAGATTTTAATTGTTTTTGGATTTTCCTTTTCTAAATACTTGTTTTCTAAAAACGTTATAATAAAAAATATGATAGAAACAAGAATTGCTATCGTGAATATACTGTTATCCATAAATATAAATTATGTATACTCTTTATTAATTTATATTTTACGCAAATCTATAATATATATTCAATCTTATGTTAGAATTTCTATGTCGTTCATTAAGCCAGGCATTTTCAAACTAATAGATTCATTATTTAAACCTGATGTTGAGTTTCCTATACTTGTAATGTCATCAATCTCACCTAATGATACATTATTATTCGTTATTGTTATTTTATCGTTGTCGTCGTCGTCATCTTCATCTTCTTGACGTTCTTGATTTCTAATCTCGCCAATCTCTTCCAATCGTTCAATCGTCTTTGGTGCTTCAATATGTGAAACATTATTATTACTATCTCTTATATAATCTATGTCATCAAACTGTACTACACTACCAGTCGATGATGCGTCATCAGCAACTACCTCATTTACAACAGTCGACGTATTTTCTTCTACACTATTATTTGCATTACTAACCACATCAGTATTCATACTCACAGGCGCTGATGCAGTTTGCACAGGTTGTTCTACTACTTCGTCAATCACGTCCTCTTTTACTTCTTCAGTAACATCTTCTTCAATACTCTCGTCCATGTAAGCTTTGATTACCATGTCGATTGGAATATTCTCTCTTATTGTGTTAATAATACATTCTTGAATAATCACCTCAATTTCGCGATTATTCTTCTGTGCTTGTAAAGGTGGCACATAAAGTTCAAACAGATAGATGTTCTTGTATAATTTTCGCGCCACGTTGATGTATGTTTTGTGAATAAAATCGTTGAATTTGGGAACACTAATATCAATTTTCTTTTGTTTTTGTCCGACTCTCATAGATGTTAGAATCTTGAGTTGAATAATATGGACACATGTTAGTAAATCTTCTAAATAAACACATCCACTTTTTTCAGTTATACGTTGGCATTCAGTATCAATAATTGTCTGATTCCACTTTGGTATTCGTGAAACCAAATTTTGAAATGTCATCAAATATTTTTCCATCTCATTATTGTCCTTACATAATTTGATTGATTCTTCTAAAATAGATTTATATCCTTCAGTAATAAGGGGTGTTAAAATAGTAACTAATCTAGACGCCCATTCGTTTTTTGACTCGTGAAGTGAACTTACGTTAAAGTCATCCATTTTTACATAAAAGTTATATTATCTATTTCCTCATCTGAACATAAAACTAAATAATTCAAAATGAATAAAATAAAGATCTTTTCATTTCTAAATTCTTTCTTTACCCTATTGAAAAATAACAAATATTCGTACCTTTTTACAAGCGATATATGGGTTTTTAAAAATTGTTCGTCCTCTAATATTTCAAGTAAGCTTAACCCGCTATAGCCGTTTTCATAAATCAACAAAGATAGATTGAGTATACTATCTGGCGTAATTGCACTCTTTTTCTTTTTCACTATTGTATTTACTTTCTTCTTCAACCAATCGTCCTTTTTACATCGTTCATCGATATCACCATATATATTCGTTATATGACTATTGTACAAGTTCACAATTTTATTATTAACTAACTGTTGGGGGATGTAAATTTCGCAAAACCGAGACAGTATTGGTTTCAATAATTTGTATTTATTTTCAATTATAATAAAAAACCTAGTATTGTGACTGAACAATTCAATACATCTCCTGAGTGCTGATTGTGCGTCGATTGTCAATTTATCTGCGTTTGATAATATTATGCTTTTAAACAAATCACCATTATTAGAATGAATATGGCATTTTGCAAAATATTTCAATTCTTCGCGTATAAATTTGATACCTTTACCATGTGCACAATTAACAAACAGCACGTATTTTTTCATTAATTCATTATTGTTTTTGTATATATTTTTTATGAAATTATTCAGAATTGTTCGTTTTCCGCTCCCTGATGCACCGTGAAATATAATATTTGGAATTTTAGAAACAGAAATAAAGTATTCTAGTTTATCTATTATATTTTGATGTATATTTACTGACATATAAGTACTTATTATAAAATTCAGTTTTCTTTTTATATTGAATATAACGCAAAAGATTTATTTATGTTTTGTGTTATTTTAATTTTTCATAATCAAAAATATATATTATAATCAGATCAACAACAGAAAGCTGAAAGCCACAGCCGAAAGGTGTCTTACGATTATACTGATGTGGTCAAGCTGTGTGTATATGGATTGTTCTTGAATGCATCAAGTAAATCTGGCTGAATACGCTCACAATTATTGCATTCGTTATAATATTGCGGCATATTTACATTACCATAGGTTGAAAGTGACGGCGGTTGAGCTCCCATACTACTGAAAGCTGGGTTCATTCTACCTGCAAATCGGTCGCAATCATCCCTGCAGTGGATGTTCATTTCTTGATTGAACAACTGCATACCACCTTGGTTAGTACGGTTATCAATAGTAGACGACTTTATGTCATTATTATGTTGTCTATATGCTGCGGTGTACTTCATGTCACCCCATCCAGTTGCAGCACCACCTGGTGTACCATCGTAACTAGCACTAGTTGTATCTCTTTGTGTCAAATCAGGCGATGTGTAATTATTCACATAGACACTTTCTTTCTGGTTGTTGATATTAAAGTTGGGCGAGTATAATGTAGTTTCCTTTATAGTAGTAGCTGTAGTATCATTTGGATTGACCATAGGCGTTTTGGAAACACTCGTACCTACATCACCAAATACTCTCACATTATTGACAGTTTCATCCTTAAGAGTGGGTCTTAGTACATCCATAATTGGCGCGATGACTGCGCCTACTGCACCCGAGAAACCACTTCCGATCCTATCTCTTATAGTGGTAGAACGGTTATTATGATAATTCGTGAAACTTTCGGTGTTTGATTTATCACTAATAGGACCACGACCCGTCGCAGATGAATGACTTATTGCTGGTCCCGCTAGTTGATGTCTCTTTGACTCTTCGTAGTTTTTGGGTGCTTGTCCTAAGTGTGTATCATTATTTCCTGCTGGACCTGTATAATTAGTGACCACATCGTTTCTTTTAATGATACCTTGCTCTTGAATACTTCTAAGCGTTTCTCCCTTGCTTGCACCAGTTGTTGTGAAATATCTATCCTGAGAATTAATGTAAAACGTATCTGGGCGTTGTTTTTCAACCCGTCCTTGGGTTTCTGCAGTTGCGGATTGTTTGATAAAAGAATTAGCAGGACCTTCGTGATTCACCAATTTATACTCTAACTTGGGGTTAGTATCAACCCTCAGTTGGTCTACAGTATAAGGTAGCCATTTATCTCGTGCTTCCATTCCTGAGTTGAAACCTCCACTTCCATTTTCTCCGTACCCTTTATCCAGTCCTGGTCCAACCATTACCGATTCGAATGGTTTCACACTATTGACTCTCATAGCTGGGTTTTGTCTCGATTGAAAGAAATCCGTGTTGTTAGGTGTTCCATGTGCCCACGACATGTTTTCTTCTGGCTTGAATAGTGGCGCTTGTTCAACCTTCTCAATCACTTGTGAGCCGGACCCTGTCATATTATCAAGTTGACTCTCAGCAATATTACTAGCCGATTCGGTGTCGTACATTTTGCTTCCCATAAAAGGTGTCATGTTGTTGTGCTTGAATTGTTCACTACCTAAGTAATTACCTGTGAGTGAGTATATCTGCTGAGGATTGTTACCTGTTTTCTGGTTATTGATATTACGTTTCTCATACTCGTTTTGGTTAAAATACTTGTCGGTAGCTACATTTGGATTTTTGTATTCACGAATATCTTCTGATACTTGGTTCAAATTTTCTACTGGAAAATTTTGAGGTGGAATATTAGTGTTTGGCAAATAATTATCGGTTTTTGCAGCTAAATTACTTCGTATTCCCATGTTCGTGAAATTCTCAGAACCATTATTATTATTATTATTACTATCTGTTTGTTGGGTATTTCGTGAAGAGTTTGAATTAGATATAACATACATACTTCCTAATGCTAATAAAGGAATTGCAATTTCCATAATATATAAAATAATATATTTTATTTATTATAATTCATATTGTTTATTAGTAAAGACAATATAGTTTATTTATTATTGTCATTCTTGTTGTTATTTATATATTCACAGCTATCTGTTGTAGTACAGGTATTAGGACCATTTACATAGTTGCCTTTTATTAAATTAAAACTCATAGGTAAGTAGTTGTTAGATTCATTAATCACACAATCACGCTTAGGTGTAAAGTTATCTTTCTCAAGTATGCGTGTACTAATGTTGTTTTCAAAAGGATAACACACATTTTCTTGAGGGTTCAACTGTGGATATTCCCATCCAACTTGCTCCAAATCACGGTACATCCATGCTGGATTGGTTGTTCGTGATTCTTCTGTATAAAGATTGTTACAACTAGGGTACTGAATAGATTTACTCTTTACATTATGCTTATTGTACTCTTTTCCTAAACAATCTCTTGTACTATCTCTGTTTACACCTAACAAGTCGCTTTCTAAATCAATAGTGTTGGTTCGTAGATTAGCACCCCATTTTTGTACTCGGATATGGGGATCTTCTATGTAACAAGGACTTGAACCATTACCTGGTACGTCCAATCTCCAGCGACCAGGATCGGTTGCTTGTTGTTGTTCTTTTACTGTTCTACAATAGTCATATTTAAATCTTGTAAATGCCATACTAATATTATAATATATAATTTATACAAATAAATAAATTAATTTATTATTTATTATAATAATATATTAATTATACACTACTACTGCTTATTGGCTAGACGGTAAAGGAGCTAAACACAGTTTGATACTGCCTAAAGACGCTACATCGTATTTCACTACAAGAGGTAAATCATTCTCTAGATAGATTTCAATCTGCGAACATAAGTTCGTGCATTTAATAAAGTATCCCAAATTTTTCAAGGAAAACTCGCCCTGAATAACCTTACTGTTCTCTTGTTTCAATAAAAACCCCATATTACCATCTGTTTCAGCTCTGTGAATTTCAGCCGAAGCAAACTGACCACAACATTTGAATATTAATTCGTTACCTACTGACTTGATTTCCAGTTTATCAGAAATACATGACAAATCTCTGATTATTTTTTGGAAATCACTTGATGGCAAGTTAATAATAGATGAAAATTTCACATCAGGATATTTTAGTTCCTCGGATTCGGGTTCAATCAATCTCAATTTTTGGGTCTTGCACTGTTTGATTTCACCATTCTCAAATTTAAGTGCTAAATGGGATACAATTCCATCAATATAATCACCATTCTCGATATAAATAGTCAGCGTATCATCATTATCTATGGAATTAATCAACTTGAATAGATGAAACATATTAACACCGATAATAATTTTGTCTTTCTTGCATTCGAAAAACTCAAAGTTGTTTGCATCCAAAAATAAGTGAGCCAAAATCGTGTGCGATTTATCCATATTAATAATACGGATTCCGTCTGGAGCAAAAGTAATGTTGGTTTCTAATAAAATATCTTTTAGTGCGGTCATTAAAGTACGGAATGGGGCGATCTGAACTGTTTTTATCGTTAACACGTTGTTATCGTTACCATCACCACTATTACTATTACTATTACTATTATTACCAAAACTTGACATATTATAAGTATTTTTTCTTAATATCTTTAAATACTTATGAACCAAAACTATTATTTGAACGCAATTAAAATTATATTATTACATCATTACATTAGTTCATTCTTTAACATTTGGAAATAAAAACTTGTCAATAGTTGTTCGCACACAAAACATACGATGCATAATAATCCCTATAACAAATAAAGACAACAAAACAACACAAAAATTATGTTTGGGGAAAAACAAACGATGAATTATAAATGCACCGATTATAGTCATGATTACATCTACTATTGCTACATTAAATACCCTGTATTTATGAATACCCTTTCCTGGTATTCCTAAACTGTTTTTATATTTGCACAACATCTATATAAATTCATTAATATTTTAATTGTCTATTATCATTCGTCATCGCTACTGCTACTGTTACTGCTACTAGTGACACTTTCGTTGTCGCTTTCGCTTTCACTATCGCTGTCATTATCGTTTCTACTTTTTGCGGCGTTATTAACCTTTTTTTTATTTTGCCTTAAAACAAGTTTGCCATCTTGGCTCATCAATTTGTTAATGTTCATTTTTATTTTGTCTATTTCATTCAATATTTTGTTTTGCTCCATTTTGGCGTCCATTATGTCATGGTCCGTCAAACCATTACTCACTATCAAATTATTAATATAATCATTCAAAAATGTTAAAGCTTCTATTTGTTTCTGTTTCTCTCCTGAAATATAATTATAATATTTGTTGTAATCATTTTGCACACCCACTAAAAAACAGTTGTCATGACTTATCATCCTCAACTCGTCCTTTTTGTTCAACAACATTTCCTCTTTTTGTCTTATTAATTCATCTAACCTGATAATATCGTGATCTCTCGCCATAAGGTCTTCATACGTTATATTTATTAATACCATCTATACAAATATACTCTATTTTTTATTAATTAATATTTTTTAAAAAATTTTAAATATATTGATAATATTATATTTAGGATGTCAAGAACAAATAATGAGTCAATATTAACACCAGACGATAATAGGTTTGTAATGTTCCCAATACAACACCAAGATATATGGGAAATGTATAAAAAACAGGTGGATTGTTTTTGGAGAGCCGAGGAAATCGATTTATCCAAGGATGTTTCACACTGGGAAAGCTTAAACGCCGACGAAAAATTCTTCATTTCGAGAATTTTGGCATTCTTTGCAGGAAGTGATGGAATTGTGTTGGAAAATTTAGGTTCTAGGTTCATGAAAGATGTACAAATATCTGAGGCGCGTGCATTTTACGGATTTCAGATTGCTATGGAAAACATACATAGCGAAACATATAGTATACTTATCGACACTTATATAAAAAATAAAATAGAAAAAGATAGCCTCTTTAATGCTATCGAAAATTACCCATGTATCAAGAAAAAGGCAGATTGGGCACAAAAATGGATTAACGACAACCGAAGCGGATTTGCCACGCGACTTATCGCCTTTGCCTGTGTGGAAGGAATCTTTTTTAGCGGTGCATTCTGCAGCATATACTGGTTGAAGAAACGAGGATTAATGCCTGGTCTTACTTTTTCAAACGAGCTTATATCACGTGATGAAGCATTACATACTGAGTTCGCAGTTTTGTTATACAGTAAATTAAATAACAAGTTGAAGAAAAGTAAAGTATATGAAATAATTAAGGATGCTGTTGAAATTGAAACCGAATTCATATGTGACGCATTACCATGCCGATTGATTGGAATGAACTCATCATTAATGACTCAATACATACAATTTGTGGCGGACCGTTTATGCGTTCAGTTGGGTTATGACAAGATTTATAATGTCACCAATTCATTTGACTTTATGGAATTAATCAGCTTAGAAGGCAAAACAAACTTTTTTGAGCGCAGAGTAGGCGAATACGGATTAGCAAACAAAACAAAAAGCGAAGACATATTTGAATTCACCGACGACTTTTAAATCTTCAAGGGTGTAAAATGGGATAAATTATAATTAACGCAAAAAGTTTAAAAATACGAGCATATAATAAATATAGTATAATAATGATTACATGTTACCTTATGGGTGGTCTGGGAAACCAATTATACCAAATATTTACTACATTATCATATGCCATTAGAACTGGACAAATTTACAATTTTACAGATGCAGAAATGTTAACTACAGGAACAGAAAGAACTACATATTGGGATACATTTTTAAAGGAACTTAAAATTGTCACAACTGGTGACGTTTATAACAAAATTACAAAACAAATAAAAGAAGAATCGTTCCGATATAAAAATATACCTATTGACGAGATAAAAGACGTGGAGGGCGTATTATTGTATGGATATTTTCAAAGCTATAAATACTTTGAACCACAAGCGCCTACGATATTTAAAGTAATTAAATTAACAGAACAAAAAGAGAATCTACAGCTTGTACACGGTGACGAGTTGTTAACTATACCTGATTTAAAAAACAGCATTAGTATGCACTTTAGAATTGGCGACTATCAAAAGGTCAATCATTTTCATCCTATCATGCCGTACGAATACTATGAAACGGCGTTGTCCTATATAATAGACCATCCATCTACCAAACTGTCGACAGTACCTCGAACCAAACCTATTTCACTTAGAAAAAATAAGCGTATAATCAAAATCAAGCAAGTCCTATATTTCTGCCAAGATGATGACTTAGAACAAGCCGAACAAATTGTAGAGAAACTGCAGACCAAATTTACTGACCTTGCGTTTATTAGATGCAGTCCTAAATATGCCGATTGGGAGCAAATGCTCATTATGAGTATGTGTAAATGTAATATTATAGCCAATAGCACATTTAGCTGGTGGGGTGCTTATTTTAATGAAAATAAGCAGAAAATAATATGTTATCCGTGTAAATGGTTTGGTGTTGCAGCAACTAATCATGATACATCCGATTTATTTCCTAATAATTGGTGTAAAATTGATTTTGAAAGTGATAATACCTGTGATATTGTTAGTGTCTGAATGAACGTGAATGATTGATAATACTGTTGTATGGGGTGCTGTATAGACTGTTGAGTGGATTTCTGTAATTGGAGTCTACTGTTTCTCGGTTTGGAATTAAAAAAAGATGCATTATGAATCCTATGAAATACTAATATATCCTCACAATTATAAAACGTACAATCGTTTTGTCTTAATCTCTTCCACAAATCGTAATCTTCTGTAAAAACATTATTCCAATAACACAGATTCTTTTTAGTTATACTGCTCGAGTTTATAACTGGGTTTAATATATTGAAATCAAAATCGCTTATATCACCTAAAGGTATACCAGCAGTTATACCTGGTTTGTCTCCTATGTAAATACAATTTGTTCCTACGACATCATAATTGCTTATATATTTGCTTTGTATTTCTAGTTTTGTAGTCTTCCATATATCGTCAACGTCAAGTAATGCTATGTATTCACCCCTACTGTATTGTGTAAGTTCGTTTAATGCGTTTGGTTTACCCTTTATATGGGGTAAATCGTATACCTTAATCTGTCTAGTATCATCATTACTATTGTGGCTACTAAGCTCTTCATATTTTTTCGCTATTTTGTATATCTCCGAATTTTCTGGATGTCCGTTCACTCCTATCAATAATTCCCAATTATTATAAGTTTGGTATACTATGCTCATTACAGATTCATCTATAAATTCAATACCGTTGTATATGGGCATCAATATTGAAATCATCTTGGTAAAGCTTGTAAAATATAGATTATATATTAGAATATATTTTAGAAAATTAATCGTAAATACCCATTAGTAGACCTTGAAATACAAACCATGGATCATATTTTGGATTGAAATTACTATACAAAAGAAAGTGTTGAGGGTTTGATAAAATACAATCTATTATTATTATTTGGTCATCTTTTACTAAATAATTATTTCTAAAGTATGCCTGTAGTTTCGTGTCATATTGAATCGCCCACCAATCAATCATCGATTTTTGCAGTATGAAAAAACCACCAGATACAGAGTTCTGGTCAGGAGGTATTTGTCTAACTGGAATATCATGATTCGTTTTTTTCAGGATTATTCTATTTAGAGCATTCATCGTTTCGTTGTCAGCTACACAACCATAATGAATTTTGTTGGGATCTAATTTTTTTACAATCGAATTATCTGGCCAATCAACTAGTTTATCTATTGGTAAATCGTATTCTAGTCTATTGCGAAAGTATCCTATGTCACACCAACCATATAGATTAGTATCAAAGTATCTAGAATTAGCTGTTTCACTCACTAACCATATCTTTTCCGACCATAACATGTTTAATTCCCAATCTGTGTTATATCCACTACTATTAAAATCTGAATTTGTCTTGTGATTATTTATCCATGATGTTTTGTACTTATAATTATAAAATTCACTAAACTCCTTAATTACTACTTTAATATTCTTCTTTTGTTTTGTATCAATATATTTACGGCTCTTTGCGTTTGTATAAATCACTAGATTGAAGTTATTTGCGATATATATAATGTTATTCATCCATTCTATGTATTTCTCTTTTCCAAATTTTGAATTTACTATATAAAAACAACTAGAAAAGGTGATTTTGTAATTATTCTTCATTTCATTTTTCGTCTTCGCGTGACCTATATCATTCATTCAAAATTAGTTATAACTATAATTATTATAATTATTTAAACATTTTTACTATTATTTTATTATAGTTTGTATAATGATAGAACAGAAATATGTATTACTTATAATGTCTTGTACAAAATATCATGATAAAATGATATTACAAAAAAAAAGTTGGCTACAAGATATACCATCATACATCAAGTATTTCCATGTTATTGGCGACTCATCATTAAAAAAAGAATATGAATTTAATTATGATGAAAATGTGTTGGTTGTTAACACAAAGGATGACTATGTGTCATTACCTAAAAAAGTAATACAGGCATATTATGCCGTTGATAATGAGTATCAATACCAATTTATTTTTAAAACGGATGACGACCAAATGTTGATCAAACCTCATTTTTTTACCACGCTTATTTCTCTTATTGATAAAACGAAAAGTCAATATGGTGGTAATGTTATAAATGTATCTCAACCTTATACATCAAAGTACCATCTTATACATCCTGACTTACCTAGTAATTTACCTGTATATGCAACCAAATATTGTAGCGGAAGATTCTACTTCTTGTCAAAGGAATGTCTTGTAGACCTGTTAAAAAAGAAACTATACATCAGAAATGAATTTCTAGAGGATTACGCCATAGGATACTATATGACTGAAATATTCAAAGACCGAATTTTGAGAATTGACACGAGTATCTTCTTCAGAGATATGACCCCAGAGGATGCTCAATACATCGATGATATACACTCTACATCACCACCTGAATTATTTGTTTGAGCTAAATACCATTTCTGGTCTTACGGTGGAATCTGCATTAGCTTGCTGTTTGAAAAAATTTACTTTATCTAAATCTAACATAGCTCTTGTATAATTGGTTAATCTCTGCTCAATATCACTATAGTCTTGACGTTGTGTTACTGTAAGTGGCGTTATCAAATACCACTTGTCTTTACCTTGAAGGTTAAACCAATATTTATCTATTGCGTATATTATATGATTATTCGGTTCTACTAGTAATTTTTGGAGTCCTTCACGATAATTCTGAATGAGTGTATCGTAATAGTGTCTCTTTACCAGATAACCTGTAGTCGTCTGACACCGTGTTACTTTTATGCAATAATCCGCCGTCCTTTCATAAGGAGGTATATTATTACCAGCAATCAAAAGCACATCGAAATCTTTGGTATTCGAGAGAAATGAATTCAACTGATGCACAAATAACTTCGGGTTCAAGAATTGTATATCATCTTCTACTATCATAACATGGTCTAAATTCTGCCTTTTCGCTTCTTCTAATATCTTTAAGTGACTTAAACTACATCCTATTGCGCCATTCGGAAGCTTGACTGCGTTAAAACGTTTAAAATTACTAAACCCTACTCTGGTTAATTCTTGTTCTATGTATTCCTTACGGTCTGGTCTACTTGCCAGATTAATGTAATAAATATTAGTGATATAGTTAATGCTAGTAATGTGATTTGTATCGATACTAGCTTCAGTATTGGGCTCTTTATTGGTGGAATTATTGATATATTGAGACATTATGTATACTACAGTCCTGTAAAAAAAAAATCAAATAATAACTCATTACCACGTTACACACCATTTTGATATATAATATTGTATCTGTTATATCTATTGTATCTGTTTATAACCGTCTGCCTAGTCGCATTTTTCCGATTCTAGGAGCTACATAATAGTTTATTAGCTGATTAGGAACTACAGGTCTATGGACTGCACTATTTGTAACATGTTTGTTGGTTGGACCCCTATGTGATGGTGGATGTGGAGGAGGGCGTTGAGGTGTATGTGGAGGAGCACGTGGTTGCCTGGGAGTATTATTATTATTATTATTATTATTATTATTATTATTATTGGAAGCTGTCATAAAACTATTGAATGCATCATTACTAATCTCCTTAGCTTTCATGTTTTTATAGTCGTCTATTAGATTCTGTGGTACTGCTTTACCTTGCGCTTGCATTTGCTTTATATGTTGCTCCTTCCTATCTAATGTTGTCGGATAGTACGGTATATTTGACCAATTATGGGTCGTTGTAAAAGTGTCTTTGGTTTGTCTCAACTTATCAGGATTAACTATCTTTCTTTTTGGCTCTCTTAGGTCATAGTTATAATAATTGTCTTCCTCAAAACTAATATGTGTTGAAAAATCAACTGTATTAATAAAAAATATATTAGGATGATGCACCGCAAAAAAGTTATCGTTAGGGTTCAAAGATTTTTCGTCTATTGTGTATTTCAAATTATGTATTGTTCGTAACCCATCCACACCATTATCTTTGTCCATCCTCCATGGATCCTTCTTACTTATAATTCTAGAAATACCGTCAAACAACTGCAATATTTCGGGACTACCTATCTTGTAAAAGACGCTACGGTCTATTCTTATGTTATGCCTCTTACATCTTTTTTGTAATACATTATCCTCCATACCCCATCCCCAGTAACACGGAAAACCATTCAAACGTTCAAAATCACCTCCTTTGATTACTACAATACCGCCTAATGCATACTCATAACCGTAAAAATGTTTTACTACACTAGGGGTTGTATTATAATCAAAGATCTTGTTGAATGGAATCGTATCCACGTCGTTAAAAATAAATGTAATGTCTTTATAGTCGTCTGGATACTTTTCTTTTACAGCTAGAAAACCTATGTTTTTGTTTGCGCCTCGGTTGAATGTACGCCTGTCACACTGATTCGAAAAATACACCTCATACTCCTCCATATCTTCTAAAATAAAATCAACCATGTATTTACAGAAAAAAAATTTGTGCTGAGGTCTATTCCTATATGGTACTATAAACACACGTTTCGGAACTGTATGTTTGCTATTATTCTCATCATCTGATTCAGAAGAAAAACTCATTATTTACTATAACTACAAAGCATTTTTTAATTAATATATTTTAACTTAAATATCGTATTTTAATATTTTGTATTTTAACTTAAATGTTAAGGTTGAATCAACAAACTCGTTTATATTTATTAGCAATCACGCTTGGTATTAATCTATCTTGGAGTTTTTCTAATTTCTTTTGACATTTGTTTATTGTGACCTCACTTATATCACTTACAGCTTTTATATCTTTTTTTGTTATATTCAGCTTGCAATATTGCGACACAAAGTATACTAGACCTGCTGCTATAGAATGAGGCGTATTCTCCGTCATCATATGCATTTTCTCTATCTTCATAGAAATGAATTTGCAGACCTGTGTCAACTCATTATTGATATTTAGCTTACTACAATACCTCTCTATGAAAGCCGACGAAGTTGTTTTTCCAAAATTTGTCTTGTCATTTGTCTCCATATCCTTCTCTATTTTGCTTATTATAGACAACGCATTTTTACAACCCTTCGTCGAACTGGCTACGTCTAAATGAAATATATTTGATATCTCCTTAGCCGTTCGCGGATTGTCATTTATTCGACAAGATAAATAGATTGACGCCGCCAAAATGCCATCTCTGTTGTCACCACGAAACGTTATATTATGCTCAGATATTTTCTTATGATACCTTATTGCGTCATCTATAATCATTTTAGGAATACCTGCGTTATGTGCCATTATAGTGATTATCTGAAAATCATCATATTGCGATTTCTCCTTATAAGGCATCGACTGCCACTCTGTATAACGTCTTATCTTTCTCATTTCATATGTCATCGCGCCATTATATAGAACTTTGCAACCATAAGACGACTCCACTAATAATGGATTTATAGGCATACCACATCTGGTCGGGTCACTACCATGGTTATCGTCTGCACCATAGTATCTCCATTCAGCTGTTTGGTCTACTAAATCCTTGTAAATAATACCACACTTATTATTGGTGCATGTCAAAAACCCGTCTTCTGAAAATGCCAACATACTTTCACATGTTTCACACATCTCGCGATTACCTGACTCACGATACAAACATTCTAGTACTTTTTTTTCAGCATCTTTATTCTTCTTATCATTCACCTCTTCATCAAATAATTTCCATAGTTTTACCTTGTCTATATTTGTCCGTTTCTTCTTTTTTGTTCTCTCTACTGGTGATAATATCATACTATTGTTTTATTTCATATACTAAATATAAAATTAATTCATTTTTATTTTAAATTCGCACTATTAAAATATTGGGACACTATATGGGTAACACTAGTAGTAATAATAACACTAAATCTAACAATCAGAAGGAGAATCAAACAAAAGAATTCGGCAAATTTAATAACGTCATAGATTATATTGCTAGCAACTATATTTTGACCATGAACTTTAAATCATTATCTAATTTAGCAGAAAAAGAGGAATGTGATAAATTAGTTATATTGACATCTGATATCATCAAAAATAATTTTAATGAAAGAGAAATTACATACATGTCTCAAAGGGTTAAACAAGGACAACCTACGAATGAAATGAAAACACAACAGTTGACCTATGTAAATAAAGACAATCTCGACGACCTTGATGCTTCTAAAGATAAATTCAAAAGTATCACCAAAAAACGGATGTGTATCGGAATTGCGAAATTCTATGTTAAAATTGCTCATATATTTGCTGCAATTATGATGACACTTAACCCTATATATTCATATACTGACTTGACTGGTAATAATGTCAAGGTTGGACTCTTGGAAAAAGACAAAATACCCAAGAATGCTAAAAATAGAAGGGTAGAAAATTTTAACATATGCGATAATCGGATTAGAGCTCTTAAAAAAGATATGCGGAGTGACGAGGAAACCAAACAAACAAGTATTAACCCTAGAGTATGCGATATGAACATAAATAAGCAAACACAGAGTACTAAAAATTTGCTTGAAGAACCTGGTATACCTGAATTAATGACTCTTTATTATGATGATGATTATGATTACGGAACTGGACAATTTAAAGGAATGAGCGACAAAGCTAAACAACAATTTTCGGAAGACCTTAAGACATTTTATCTTGCATTTACTGGTAACACAGAAATGACTGCAGATATTACTAAATTTAGCGACATTAAATTGCAGGATTACAAGAACAAACCTAATTGCGTGAATGGAATATTGAAGAAGACAACCAAAATAGAATCGAATAGCGAGTTATTAAAACGATATGCTGAGAATATTAATAATATGATTAATAATGCTAAACTTAACCAAAAGAAACTATTGGATGTAATTAATATGTTATTTAGTTTTAAAACAGAAACTTATACCAACAAACAAATTGTAAGAATTAACCCGCAGTTGACAGAAAAGACGCTTCAAGAAATTATAGAGAAAACTAGGCGTATTATTATTGATTTATATGTCAGATGTGAAACCGATTATGTGGAAGGAATCAAATTATACGAAAGTATTGTACAAAAAAAAATACTTGAAACTACACAAAATCAAATAGATAACCTAAAAAATACGAGAAATAATATCCTAAATAGTAATACTGTATAATAGTAATACTGTATAATAATAGTAATACTGTATAATAATAGTAATACTGTATAATAGTAATACTGTATAACATACAATATACACTTGAATAGAACACCTTTGGTCATTTTACAGTACAGCGGTCATTCAATTCATAATGCAATTTATAAAAACCAAATAATATTTGTATATAGATACATAATCTATTTACAAATTACGGATAACTATTCGATAGTTAATATTTATTTACTAATACATCAAAACAAATCAATTTAATTGTTGTTGTTGTTATTTTGTTGTTGTTGTTGTTGTTGTTGTTGAGATAATCTTTTGCGTAATTTATGTTCTTGCTTTTTAAGCGTCTTGGTTTTTTTGTGGCACTTCTTCAAAGCATTTCTAGTTTTCTTGATCTTCTTCATGTGAACCTTCTTACTCTTGTTGTTCCTCTTCTTACCGGTTCTGTTTTTTTTACTTCTGTGTCTTCTTCCCCCCCATACATTTTTTTCCTCGCAACACCATTTCTTGTCGTCGTCCCATATTCCCTCTTTCGCTCTACACATTTCTCCAGTACCCGCAGAAATAGTTTGTTTCGTACAGTCCGGCATTTTTATATAATATAACGAGAGAAAAACTAAACAAATAGGTTCCTAAATTAGGTTATATGTTTAACTATTTAATTACTATTTGTATATAGATACATAATCTATTTACAAATTACGGATAACTATTCGATAGTTAATATTTATTTACTAATACATCAAAACAAATCAATTTAATTGTTGTTGTTGTTGTTGTTTTGTTGTTGTTGTTGTTGTTGTTGTTGTTGTTGTTGTTGTTGGTTTAATCTTTTACGTAATTTATGTTCTTGCTTTTTAAGGGTCTTGGTCTTTTTGTGGCACTTCTTCAAAGCATTTCTGGTTTTCTTGATCTTTTTCATGTGTACCTTCTTACTCTTGTTACCCATCTTCTTGTTAGATCTGTTTTTGTTACTTCTGCGACGTCTTCCTCCTACGCTGGCGTTGGAGTTGGACTTCAAGTTCATACTGTTCATTACGCTGGACATTTTTATATAATATAACGAGAAAAAAATATAAACAAATTAGGTTATATATTTATCTATTTAATTACTAATTTTACTAAATATTTAATTACTAATTTTACTAAATATTTAATTACTAATTTTACTAAATATTTAATTACTAATTTTACTAAATATTTACTAACACATCGCAAAACATCCAACTATTTTTATTTAACGAACGTATTCTATCATCCTAAATGTCCAGGGTTATTTCCTTTGATACTTTCTTGATGATTTTGCTCTCTTGTTCATCATCATTACAACCTTTGCCACCCATCGCTTCCACCATAAGCTTGTTATACGTGTCAGAGTGTTTGGATTCTGATTTAGTACAGTCAGGGTGTTTCTCTTTAAACTCCTGTAATAACCTTGCGTTTTTATGTGCAACATGCTTTATTGCCTTGCGAATCTTGGGTTTATCCCTTGTTTCTTTGTCCCACTTATCATCGTCTTTGACGTACAATACTTCTCTCTTCGCATCTGTGCAGTGTACAGGGCGCTCAGTAACATCCATGTCTTTCAAATTCTTTATAATAATGTTAGACATACCATTCACATAACCAACATCTTCCATTTTCTCCAAGTCGCTAAGCTGTAGTTGTAAGTTATTAACAAAATCCATAATATTCATGGCATTTTTGCACGTCTCATTCAAAAAGAATTGTAGGTTGAATGTTTTATTGTGACTGTTTGTAGTGTTATGTGTTCCTTTCTTAAGAAGTTCCATAACCTGATTTTGCGTTTCCAATACTTGGTTTTGTGTTTCCATTAACATTTGTTTGAAATCACTATTCTCTTTCATAAGTTCGCTATTTTGTTTCAAAACACTCATTACTAGTTCTTTATCTACAACTAAGTTTTCATGTAATTTACTAGGTTGGATTGTTTCATTACTCTCCTCCATTAATAATTTACATTTGTGTTTGTGCTTACATAATGATGACGCATGTTTATATACTTTACCACATTTACAAATAAAATTAGGGACAAAATTAGGGACAAAATTAGATATTATGTTAGTATTTGTCCTCAGATGATGTTTACGTGTCAAAATATGTTTATTATAATCTTTGGATGACACGGTAATATAGTTGCAGTTTTTACATGAATATATTGGTGTATTTTTGGGGGATTTTTTATTAGCCATTATTAGTATATATTATACTAACAAAAAAATCCCTAAATATTTTACATAACAAAACTATTTTTGTTAAAAAAATATGCTAACAAAATAGATCGCTGAAAATCGGGATTGTGAGCATTATGCTCTGATGTGAGTTTTTGAGTTTTTTTCAGGGGTTTTGTCGGCAATTCCCAAAATTGGACATTATTTTTGTCCATTTTTGAAAATTGCAAAATACTTTCGGATAAAAAAAAACGCTCAACTGCGTTAAAATCCGAGGG